GCCACAACAACGTGACTTTTTGTCGGGTGATTAGGAGTGCGTTTAGGCTGGTTATACCCAGAAACCCCTGCGCGTTCTAGTCGTGGGTCTTTGGTAGCCATTACACCTCCTCGTAAAAAATAGTAGCGGTCAAGTCTATCGCCGTGAACGCTACATAAATTCCATCATCAAACAACACACCGGGTTCAGGGATAGGAAGAATAAACATTCCTTTACCGTATACATCAAAATCGTAGGCTGTCTCTCCGCCCACTGGCGCTGCGGTTAAATCATAGAACTTGATTTCAGTATCACCACCACCTGAATGATGAATGAGTAACTGCTTAAACAATGACCTTTTACCAGTCACAAGACCGGAAGCAGTAAGTTGTTTGACCTTAATCACACTGGTAGACATATTGTGTCCTTAAAAGAAGGGGGGCCGAAGCCCCCCGACTTTTAGTTGATGTCTGTGAAAGTCGCAAACAAACGCACGACAGCAGCGGCTGGCACAGCAGTACCAATCGTCACGTCGATAGTGTCAGCAGACGCATACACTTTGCCACCACTCAAGGTAGGAGCAAAAGCGCCAGACGACAACACAGGAACACCACCAGAAGTACCAGTTGCGTTCACTGAGGTTGCAGCCAAGTAACCAGCAGCGGCAGAGCCGTCACCGATAGACAAGGTACTGGTAACACCAGCGGCGGTAGTGACCGTCATACCTACGTTAGACACGATAGTGCCAGCAGGTACAGGAATCACTTCCAACACATCACTGGCAGCCAGTGCAGTAGCACCAGCAGCAGAACGTGCCGCAATGATTTTCGGGAAGTCAAGAACCATCTCCACACGATGCACTTTATCAAGTGCGTCTGCTGGGAGGGCGGCTGAGCCTTTGTTAAAGCCCAGAGAGTCGGTATATGTAGCCATGTTACAAATCTCCTGTTAAATGTTGATTAAGCCAAAGTCACAACGCCTTGGGCCAGAGCCTCAGGCTTAACAACTTTGTAACCATAAACTTGAAGACCACGGACGATATTACCGAAGGTTGACTCAGAGCGAATGGTTTCCATGTTGGTCATTTGTGAGGCAAAAGTGAAGCCCATTTTGTGACCAGCGATGAGGCTGAACTTGCCGCTAGAAACGGACAGGTTGTGGCTCATGTAGATGGTGAAACGGTCAATCATGCCCAAACGACCATTACGGATAACAGACATGCTGTCACCAGTAATAGAAGCATCCTTCAGGTCAGATTTCTTAATCATGCCCGCCATCTTTGCAGGGATAACCAAGAAGCGACCAGCCTCAGGAGCATTGGCTTCGTCCAACACAGTGCCCAAGTCAACGATGTAGTCCAAGACGTTAGTCTTAGAAATCGCAACAGGAGTACCAGTAGAGCCGAGGTCAATGTTGCCAGTGATACGACCAGCAGTATTACCCTTGTTGGTAGAAGCAACGTCAGGCAACAGGTCAGTCAACACGCGTTGGTCAATCTTAATCTTCATACGCTCAGAAGCGTCTTTAGACCAAGTGTCCATCAAGTTGATGTCGGCTTGAACTTTGTCCACATCGTCTTCGATACAAGAGAAGTACTCGCCCTTGTCGATGAGCAATTGCAACTTAGGCTTGTCAGGGTTCTCTACTTGTAGAGTTTGACCCTTGGTGTAAGTACGGATGGTGATTTCAGGAGTGGTACGGATGTTGACCGTATCACCGTACTGACGAATCTCACCTTCGTAGTCAGTGTTAGAGATTGCTGCGAGCACAGTGGCGTCGTAGAAATTCTCAATCAGTTTGCCCGACCAAATCTCGGGGATGAAATTGCCCGAATACTGGGGGCGGCCAGCGGCGTTTGGATATGCCATGATGAAACTCCTCTAATCAAGCGTTAACAAGTATGCGACCTTCTCGCTGTGCAGCGAAAATATCGCGTTCAATTCGGTCACGCTCTGCCTCACGCCCTTTGTATTTACCTGACCTCACATCGTTGAAGAAGGTTTTGATGTCATCAGGTGAATAACTCTTGGCGCTTGTTCCTGTCGGAGTACCAGTATTGCGGGAACGACCCGGCGCTACTTGTTTCTCCAACTCGGAAGCAGTCGCTGTCCGACGGTTTGTCTGAGCAACATTGGCTTGTCCAGTGAACTCAAGCCAAGATTTGAAGAAGTTACCTACACGGAAAACATCAAGACTCTTTTGCGCATCTTCTAGGATGGTTTGACGGGTCACACCAGTCAAGGGGTCTACCTGCAACAGCCAAGACTGGAAGTCAGGGTTGTCATTGATAGAACGCCAATCAGGTACGAAGTCTGTCAACTGCGCCCAGAAGTTTTGCTCCGTAGACTGCGCTTGGCGTTGAGCCAAGTTCTGTACTTGCGGAACAACATTTGCGTGCATCTGCTGAATCATTCGCTCCAACGCCACAATCTTCTGCGCAACTGGGATGAGTTCCTCGCGGGTCACACGACGCATAACGTCAAGCGACTCACCGTACTCCTCTTGGTCACGGTCGGTAATCAGAGGCACATCTGCGACTTGATTGTTCCGATTAGATTGCTGCGCTGACATCGTTGCCAGCAACTGCTCCATGCTCTGTAAACGTGATTGAAGTTCTTTGTTCTGCGAGTGCAGGCGAGGAACCTCAGCGTTATACATCCCTTGGAGGGTCTTGTATTTCTGTATGACGGTATTGTCTTCAGAACCTTTTTCATCATCTACTGTTTGCTCATTGGTAGATGACTGAGTAGCATCGTTCGGTGCAGAGTTCTCGTCGGCGGTCTGGTGTTGTTCGGTAGACGACGCATTGCCATCGGCGGACGGCTGTTGCCCTTCGCCATTGTTGTCATCACCGTTGATTTGCTTGTACAACTCCTGTACTGCCTCGGTCTGTTTACGAATTTGCTCTGGAAGTGCCATGATTAAACGCTCCTATCGGTATGCGTGATTAGACGGCGAGTCATTTGGACTTTGCCGCTAGTTCAGGGGACTCTTTGGCGAACTTATACAGTTCACCCAACACTTGACACCGCCCCTGCGAAAGCGTCATGTTGTTTACCGCGTGAGGTAGTTGCTCAAGTTCATGTGTCCGCCAGTCGCGTATCCAGTCCAAAAGTTCTGGGTACTGGCGAATACACACGCCAAGAGCGTGAACTACTTTGGGGTCAGGCTTTATCATGCCGCTCTCCCACTCACACGATTACTGACTGTGTTGCCCTCCATCCCACCTTTGGGCGAGCCATCTGGGAGTTGCGGTGCGCCACCCTGAGGGGGCTGCTGTTGTGCAGCAGCGGCCTCTGCTTGAGACCTAAGACGCGCCACATACCCGGCTTTTTCCCGAGATGGGATGATGTCATCCACAGGCATTTGCAACCCTTTGGCGATTTCACGAAGAATCGCTGCCCTACCATCCTTGCCGACAATTTCCATATCGACCTGATTGGCGGTTGCGTTGAGGAACTCGATGCGACGCACGTTGACAGTCTCTTTGACAGCCAAATTGATTGCGCCTTTGGCGAGCACTTGTGCGTCGCCTTTGATTGTTTCATCCTCGTCGTAGCGCATGTTGTACACGAACTGACGTTGGACAATAGGTTTGATTACGTCGCCGTCAATATGACCGACGACCTGACGAATACCTTTACCTGCCGCACCCATCAACATGGACAGACCAGATGATGTGCGACCAGCGCCCTGTACATTCAGGTCGCCGTACAAATACGCAGGGATACCAGAGTGGTCATCTGCCAAACGAGCAAACTTGTCGTACACCGCCATCAGCGTCTGGGCGTTGTCGTCAGGTTGCGTGAAGCGCACAGCAGGAGAACTCGAACCCATCGGGTCGTTCGTAACCTGCCATATCTTCCAAGGGTGCATCTGCGTGATGTCCTCATTGGGGGGTATACGCTCAAGGTTTACTTCAACCTGCGGGCCAGACGAGATGCCCATGTTGTTAACGAGTGCGCGAGCAGCAGCGTTACAAACATTCTGGATGTCCTCGATAATTTCTGGAATACCTTTACCCCAGAAAGCGCCGGGGCACTTGATGAAAGATGTTTTTGCGTAAGGCTTCTCTCCGAGCGGGTCGTAGTTGAGAACTGCTTTAATCACATAGTTCCCGACCATCCAGACGTTCGCATCGTACTCGCGGGCATCGTCAGGAATTTCTTCCTCACTCATACCCCACTCGATAAGCATTTTTCCAGAGACCTTACCCCAAAACTCTAGTGCATCAAACACTTCAGTTGGGCGCATGTAAGAATAGTACTTGCGTTCTTCCTCTTGTTTCTGTAGTTCAATGTCTTCACTAATCCACGATTGACCGTTACCAATCTCAAGTACCTTGCGAATGGCATCTTCGTCGTAGCCGGGCACACCAATCAGGTCTGCCAACTCCATACGAGTCAGAGGATGATGTTCAAACAGGTAACCATCCTCAATCCGAGTGATACCCGGCTCAGGATAGATACGGAATGGGTCTACACGCTCGTATTCAGGAGCCAAAACCTCTGTTGGCTCTACCGTTGTACGCCCAGTAGCGTCCAATTTCCACCCCAACCTGCGTTGGCGGCGTACAACTGGGCCTTTTACGAAGGCACAAGGGTAAGTTACGAGGTCAGTGATGAAATCGTTGAAGGATTCCGCCCATCCGCCCTGTGCGAACTGGTCTTGAATCTTCAATTTCATCTTATCCGCACGAGTTTGTGCGTCTTGCAGGATTCTGAAGCGGTAATCTTGGCTTACCATCTCCTTAACCTGCGCCATTTCGTCTTGAGAGGGTGCTTGAGCGTTCTCTTGCACCATTTTCAACACAGAATTGGCAAAAATGTCCTGAATTTCCTTGCGTTGGACGGGCGAAAGGTCAGGAATTGGGGTCGGAACGATGTCCCAAGGGGGTGTTCCAGTGTCCAAAAGGATGTCACGGAGCCAAGATTCCGCTGCGCGGCACTTGACTTCGGTAATCATCATGTAAATATCAGACCCGCCCTGCGCCTGAATCTGTTTTAACTTCGATGCTTCGTACTCGCCGTTACGTTGGCGTAGTGCAACGAGCATTTTGTTCTCGATAGGCTTCTTTGCCTGCTGTGCAACATCCCAACAACCTCGCAAATACGAGGCCAAGCCAAGAATCATAGGTTGATTCTGGCGTTCAG